GTTCCTACACCAGGAAGAACTGTTCCAGCAGGGACGGCAACAGTAACACCCATACCAACGGCATATGGGTTTCCAGCAATTCCTGTACCAACTCCACTCAGGATTTGGTCTGCTCTTCCATCAATGATTGCGACTCTGAGATCATTTGCCCAGGAACCTGGGTTTCTAGCAGCAACAGTTACGCCAGTGATGGTATTCTCATCGTAACCGAGTTGCTCATAGTGCTCGGTGCTCTTAATCATAATGCTGGTTGCTGCACCAGCCATTGCGTTTTTGAGACCTTGATCGCTTGCTCTTGAAACTCTTAAAGTACCACCATAAGCAAGGTAGGACGATGCTACCATCCAGTGCTCATAGTGCTTATCGGTTGAATATGGTCTGCCGAAAGTGTCTAAGAGGTCATCCTCATTTTCGATCAATTGAGGAAGGTCAACAGGTCCCTTGGCGAAAGGAGCAACAAGCGCCCCAACCGAACCAGAGACTGGATCGACTCTTCCAATAGTTAAGTCAACTTCTCTTACTACAATTCCAGGAGATGCTAAATTTAGAGGCATCTTGTGTTCTCCTTGGTGCCAGAATTATCTGAAATTATTTATTGTTTTGACCTTTTTCAATGGGGAATCTAGCCGTGAAATCTACCAATCAGGATATTCCCACATATTACTGCTCTTTTTAACCCGATTCTTTGTACACTCCTTACATTCATAAGAGTATGATGATGCTACTGGACCTCTATCTTTTCTAGTCCTATAAAATCCATCTACCAGATTTTTAGTTACACCACATTTCTTACACTCTCTTTCATAGAGTAATAGATGACCTAGTTGTAATTGGTCATCTAAGTCCATCAATAATACTCCCACATATATGCTCTATCACCATATTCATCGGTATGCCATCTATCACCATTGTTATCAGTAAATGATGTCATATCATTGATACCATCATCCAGGAATCCAAATGGTGCCATATCCTGTTCGATTTGATTTTTCTGCTCTTCGTAAATTCTCTTACGGATATCATTATCCGTCATTTCTTTGAAGTAGTCTTGTGCTACCAACCAAGCAAAGATAACAAGGCACATTGCCAAGTCATCGTTACATCCTTCTTCTGCTTCAAATGAATTATGTCTCTGAGCAAACGTGGTCAACTCAGAAATGATTTCATAATCAAGTGTAAGTAACTTGAAATCTTCAATAAGTGTCTTTAAGTTAGAGCAACCAAGTTTTTTAACTTGTGCCGTTGTTCTAACTCCCATCTGTGACTTCTTACCAGAAAAACCGTGCCCGACTACTTGTCCAGCACGACCTCTCATCGCTGCCATCAGCATATTTTCGTATTCTAAATCGTAGTGAAGGATATTTGCTACCTGTTCTCCAATATCATTGACTTCTACCAATACCCAAGCATCATTATAATTCTTTGCTGTCTGCTGGATAATATTTGGGAACAACATCGGTTTGATTTCGTTGTTCCTATACTTTGCAACTATCTTATAGGGGAACTCTGTAATATCAACGACGATAAATGCAGAATAATCGTTGCCCAACCCACGAGCAACATCAACAGTAATAAGGTAGTTGTGTTCCTCTTGCTTCTTCTCGTAGACATCTAAACCAGCACTCCTTTGAATAGGATCTTCATAGATTAAGTTCTTAAGAATTGATGGATTTATAAGGGTATTGACAGAACCAAGAAACTCACACTCGAACTCGACCTTGAATTGCTGTTCTGATGTGTTTGCAATCGTCTGTTCTTTCCATACATCATCTCTTCCAGGAACCTCGGACCAATGAACATCAGTTGGAATGTATTCATTCTTTCTTTTCTCCGCGTCATGCCACATACGGTAGAAGTGATTCATACCGTGTGGCGTGGATACAATAATTACTTTGGTGTTTTTACCAGAAGTAATAGTAGGATAAACAGATGCAAAGAACGAGTCAGCAACGTGATTTGGGACGAACGCGAACTCGTCGAGAAAGAGGATGTTGAACGACATACCTCGGACAGCACTTGCAGACGTAGAAGCTGCCAGTATCTTACTGCCATTCTCTAACTCCATGGATCCTTTGTTCCAGGATATAATACCCTGTTGCATCCATTTTGGCAAGTTTTCGTATGCAGTTTGTAACCTACTGAGAAGTTCTCTTGCCGTCGCTGCTTTGTTTGCTAGGATGCCAATATTAACGCTATCGTTAAAAACAGCGTAATGTAGAAGGTAAGATACCACAGTAGTGGACTTGCCAGTCTGTCTTGGCATTTTGCAAATATTGAATCTATTTTCATGGAAGTTATTAATTAATTTTTCCTGAAAATGATAAGGGTGGAATTGAGTCAATCCCTCATCAAGAGAAACAATCTTGATGTAATTGTTTGCAAAATAAACAGGGTCTTCCTTACACTTAACAAATTCAATGATTTGCTCTTGTGTAAATTCAACTTGTGTGTTTGCTTTTTTTAGATTAGGATTTCCAAGATATACATTATCAGACATAATCTAATCAGCACCTCCAACGTCTACGTGCCTTACAGATTCTCTTATCTGGAGTTTTGGAGCAATCGATATTGTGCATCTTTCTCTGACCATTAGATCTGGCACAGAAAGACTTGCGTCTCGTTTTATCTTTACCTGTAGGGTTTTTGCCAGTTACAGCGGTCTGTAAATTTGAACCTGGATTCTCACGACGATATGCTTTTACTGCTGCTTTACTCATACCATCAGTCTTATCCTGACGGTTGGTCTTTTGCCAGTCTTCCTTCACATCTTCTTGCTTACCATAAGTTTCACAGGGATCCTTACCGCAACCGCAGTTCTTTTTTCCCATTGCCTTCTTAATGGCTTTGTCTCTGGAACCCATATATTCATCTTTTCCAGATTCAATCTTTCCATCACCATCATAATCTTTATCTGCTTTTTTCTCCTGGAGATCCATCTCTGCTCTCCAATCAGAGAAATGTGCTTTCACGCAACGGTTATAGGTCTTACCAAACAGTTTTTGAGTTCCTGCTTTCTTGTAACCTTTCCAACACTTCTTACCACCTTCAGAAATAACATCACCTTCCATTTCAGTGTGTTCTGGGTGAACACCCTCGGTAAGGACTTCCAGATCCTCCACAGAAACATTCTCTACAATGCCGTGCTCGAACTGGACGTTGTAGTGAGATACAAACCCATTCTCATCAGGAATGGCGTGTTCTCCAAAAATAGTTTCTCCATAACCAAATTCTTCATGCTTAACTTCTTTAGCACACAAGTGTTGAGAAACTTTAGCGACCTCTTGTGATTGCTTTTTGTGCATTGCAGATGCTTTTCTCAACTGACCTGAAATTTTATCCAGTTTATTCATCAGTCTCTTCTTCTCATCAAGCATCTGACTTCCGATACCATCAGTTGCTTGAAGAGGTTCTGGTTTAATAACATCTACAGACTCATATTCAGTTGCCTGAAAATCATCTCTCCAGTTGGAGAACTCATAATTATCCTGAATTTTTTTCTTACCCTTTTTCAAATGCTGATTTCCACCTTTCAATCCGCCATTATTAGGCGCTGTCATTCCACCAGTGCTGAATGAAGGAGCATTTTCACCTTCACGTTTCATTCTTTCTACTGTCGCTTTTGATGCAAACTCTGGGATATATTCTTCTTTTTTAGTTTTATTACCCCAGTTAGCAGCACCAACTTTACGGCACTTGACTAATGCACCAGATGCATATGCACTTGGCCAAACAGAATAACGTGATTTGACCTTATGATAGCAAGCATCTTTTGTGCCGCTACCCTTACCCTTTCTATCCTTACCCTCTTCTACCATCTCACCTTGTGGTTCATAAGAGTTCTTTTGAGTCTTCTTTGCTTCTATTTCTTTGTCAATATCATCCAGACTCTTGAGTCCTCCGTCACCACCCATTTTGATTTTATCATATCGTTTTATCTGACCGCCACCTCGGATACGTCCTTCATCAAGTTGTTCTAAGTCTGCTCTCCAGTTTGAAAATGATGCTTTCATGGTTTTTCTCTTTGGTTTGTCGGTTGCAACGTAAGTTGGTTTTGCAGCACCTGTTTTGGATTGTTGTCCTGCGTCTGCCCTTTTCTTTCTTCTGGATGCAGATTTTCTTTCTGCAGGTGTCATACTTTCATACTTAGAACGTGATACACACTTTGGTACACCTTCACCTGGTTCATCACTAGCACAGGTTCCACCTGTTGTGACGTTTACCCATCCACCTTTACCATCTTTAGACTTAGATCCTGAGAACCACTTGTGAAGCGTTCCTTCATTCATCTTATCAGCATAACCAGCAGCAGCATCAGTATCGTGTGCGGTATCAGTAATCTTTGCTTGCATCCAGGCAGGAATATCTTTTTCCTTTTTACCCAATGCTTTTCTCAACTTTTTGATGTTTCTTGCTGATTTTTCGAGTTGGCTTTGTGCCATTGCAACTTCATGGTCTTTCGATTCTGATACTCCTCCGCCATTAGAGCCCCCATTAGACCCCCCATTCCCATTTCCATTGCCATTTGAACCATTGCCGTTGCCATTCTTTTTCTTACCCTCAGTTTCGTCCTTGTTTTCGTCCTTGTGCTCACTATCACGCATCAAATATCCTGTAGGCATCACATGAAAACCTCTAGGAATTTTTTTGCACTTTTTGTCGGTATTACAATAGTAATAACCTTTCTTGCAGGACTTTGCCATTATTTGCTGGTCTCATCATTATTATTTAGAAAACCTTGTTTCAAGAGTTTTGATAGTTCTGCTGTTGATCCAACAAATAGTGCGTTATTAGTTACACTATTTGGACCTTTACCACTATTATCTTCTTCAAGATCTTTTAATTTCTTTTGAAGATCTGCTAACTTATCAGTTGTATCTGCAACACTCTTAATAAGTTGTCCAGCAACTTCATATGCTCTAGGACTTGCACTTTCCCCCGCAAGTTCCATAATGCCGTTGATTGCTTCTTGACCTTTTTCTATAAGAGAATATAAATTTGCACGAGTATATTCATAATCTTTTTTGATGTCATTCTTTTCCTCTTTTGGAGGAACAGGTTTCATCGGTTTTGATTCAACAATGCTACT